TCAGCGACTCGCTGTTGGCGAAGGCGGGCGACTGACGAAAACCGCTGCAGCCATCAGCATCCTTCTCGCCCAAGACATCCTGACCGGAGATGAAGCCGCATGACAAAATCTACCGCCATGAACGAGTTCCATGCCATGATCCTTGAACGGCTGATCGAAGCGATGGAAACCGATATCGCGTTGCCGGTGAGGGTAGGGCCGCAAGCGTTTGGGAGCTCCATGCCGGAATACATCCACACCACGGCTGACAACTTTGCCCGTGCCCGCGAGGATATCACCGAGACCGGGGGAGCCAGAACCCGAGAGGACCAAGCAGCACAACGCCGGCAGACCGAACGGCGGGCGAAATGCAGCAAGGAGCGGATCGGTCGTATGGACGAAGCCTTCGACTGGATCCGCAAATACATTTGGGACGAAGAAGTCCGCCAGGTGCTGCTCGCTTATGCTGAGGTGAAGGCGAGGGGATGGGATTGGAGCAGATACTTGAACAACCGCAATCGCCGAAATCCGAAGAAAACGGCTTGGGTTAAACGAACGGTTCAGCGGTGGATTTTCAAATCATTGCAGGTGATTGAAGCAAATTTGCTCAAGAGTGAAATAATCTTGCGCAGTGACGCAGCTTTACATGTGTCCCACGAAGCGGCAAAACACACGGGCAAATCAATAACATCGGATTTGCATGCATGGACGGCCACCGATGAGATTCCTGCTTTCGAGCGGATGTAGAACCGGAAGGCCGTCCGTTAAATCAGGACTTGGACTTCTTCTTGGCCTGCGCCAAATCGGAAGCCGCAACGGTCTTCTCGTCCTTGGTGGATTTCTTGTTCGAAAGCTCCTTAGATGCTTTCGATGCAGCCTTCTTTCCTGTTGCCATGCTTAAATTCCTCCATTTCCAGTGGCTCGGGGAGGATAATAGCAATCTGTGAATGAGCAATAGGGAAGATAAAAACTACATATGCGGGTGTGCAATCGATTTGCTCAGTCCGGAGAGCCGGACAAGATTATAGACGCCTGGGCGCCACCGTTATAGCTCTCGACAATTATCCCAATGTCTTTGCCTGTGTCTTGTCGGGTGATTGTCAAATTACGGGCGTCAAAAGCATCCGAAATAACATCTGGATCGCTATAAAGCTCACCTCGGCCGGAACGTATGGCGCCACTTTGCGAGAGATGGATCTTATATTCTGCTTCCCCAATCGGTCGGCCCGCGTCTTTCAATTCGCCTCGTCCGGAGAGGGTTTTGAAGGTTCCCATTGAAATATCTCCTGCTAATAAGACGACCTGGCGGAGTTTGAGAGATGGCAAAATATGCTGCGCTGCCGCTCCGGGCTCACCAGCCTCACTATAACGGCGCCAAGTGGGTAAGCCGATCACTTCTTGCTCTGGCTTCGAAGGCTAGGTGCGCTGGAAGGCGAAGATGACAGGGCAGCCAATCCCACCATCGGAGTCGTTCCTCTGGCTTTGGTTTATGCCGGGTCTAAGGTGCCGTGCGTGACCCCATCCACGGAAGTCAGCTTCCCACGCCAAAGGGTACCGTTGCTTGGCATCGGGTTCCCGGACTGCAAATAGAACTTTACATCCATAAGATGGATGAAGTTCGGGCGATGCGCGTCTAGCGGATGATCATCGGGGAATGTGTAGACATCCTGAAACTGGCCATAACGACTCGCAATCGCATGCAATGTATCTCGCTGGCTTGCGTTAGGTTGCTTTTCGGCCGCGGCGGCATAGGTGGCCTCCACGAGTTCGAAATATTTGCGGCCCGATATTAGCTTTCCCGTTACGAGCATCCCACCAACGGATAGTGTGATGCCGGGCTCAAGCCCAAATATATCGGTCTCATAAATCAGATGGGCAAGATGCCAATCGACACCGATGTTTTGATCGAGAATTGATCTCGACTCCTCTGGTGCGACATCTCCATCGACCTCGTTCACGGTTTCCTCCGACATTTTCCCTCCTTGGTTGATCGCCGTGCTATGGAATACACCACATGACTGAGAACCAAGTCAACAAGGGCACACCGAAATTGACAGGCAGACCATCAGACTTCACCCAAGAGATAGCGGATGCGATCTGCGAACGCCTTGCTGAGGGCAACAGTCTTCGCACGATCTGTGCTGCAGAAGACATGCCGAACAAGGCGACGGTGTTCAGATGGCTGTCAGCGCACGACACCTTTAGAGACCAATACGCGCGCGCTCGTGAAGCTCAAGCCGACGCTCTTTTCGACGAGATCATCGACATCGCCAACACTCCGATCACCGGCGAGAAAACTAAGGTCGATAAGGACGGCAACGTCATCGAGATGACCAAGGCTGACATGATCGAGCACCGGCGTTTGCAGATCGACGCCCGCAAATGGGTTGCCGGCAAGCTCCGACCGAAGGTCTATGGCGACAAGCTGGATGTTGACCTGACTGGGGCCCTGGATTTCGTGGTGAGCGCAAAGCCGGTCTCCGAAGAGGAATGGCTGAAAGAGCATGGATCAAATCCAGCTTCGTAGGGTCGCCTGGTCGCCCCAGGCTGGCCCGCAGAAGGCGCTTGTCGATTGTCCGTATCGTGAGATCTTCTTTGGCGGTGCGCGTGGTGGCGGCAAGACTGACGGCGTGTTGGGCAAGTATGCGATCAAGGCCGGGCTCTATGGGTCTGCCTTCAACGCACTGTTCTGCCGCCGTGAGTTGCCGATGCTCGATGATGCCATCGAGCGCAGTAAGGAGATATTCCGGCCTATCGGGGCTGGTTGGAACGACCAGAAGAAAACGTGGGTGTTTCCTGGCGGCGGTCGTCTGCGCTTCAGGCCGTTGGAGCGCGTGCAGGACGCCGACAAATACCAGGGACAGAACGTCTCCGACGCCTGCGTTGAAGAGGCTGGCCTCTATCCGGATAGCAAGCCCATAGACAGGCTGTTCGCGGTGCTGCGCTCTGCCCGTGGTGTGCCGACGCAATTGCTGCTGACCGGCAATCCTGGCGGTGCCGGCCAACATTGGATCAAACGGCGGTACATTGACCCAGCACCCACGGGAATGACGCCACTCATCCGCCATTTGCCTAACGGCAAGCAGCATCGATACGTCTTCATCCCTAGCCGGATCGAAGACAACAAACTGCTGATGCAGAATGACCCGGATTACGTCAACAACCTGTATCTGGTCGGCTCCGATCAACTGGTGAAAGCGTGGCTGTCCGGTGACTGGAATGCTGTCGAGGGCGCGTTCTTCGATTGCTGGAATAGCTCGAGGCACATCGTTCGTCCTTTCGCCATTCCGGAATCTTGGACACGGTACCGCTCGATGGACTGGGGATCGGCACGACCGTTCTCTGTCGGATGGTGGGCGATCGTGCCTGACGACTTCCAGACCGAGAATGGAGTCATCCCGCGCGGCGCAATCGTCCGGTATCGCGAATGGTACGGCTGCAAGGAAGGCGAAGCCAACGTCGGCCTGAAGTTAACGGCCGAAGAGGTCGGCGCCGGCATTCTCAAGCGTGATGCTGCTGAAAAGATCGCATATGGCGTTCTCGACCCTGCAACATTTGCGGAAGACGGCGGCCCATCGATCGCCAGCCGCATGATGAGAGCAACCGAGTTCAAGGTGATGTTCAAGCGCGCTGATAACTCTCGTGTCGCTCAGCGCGGCGCCATGGGCGGCTGGGACCAGATGCGGGCGAGAATGAAGGGCGATGGCGAACGGCCGATGCTTTACGTCTTTTCGACCTGTAGGGATTTCATTCGCACCGTGCCACTGCTTCAGCACGACGCTGACAGGCCGGAAGATCTGGACACCGATGCAGAGGATCACGTCGCCGATGAAGCCCGATACGGCTGCATGTCGCGGCCCTACCTGCCGCCAAAGCCTGAACCCGGAAAGTCCGACAAGCATGATTACCGCGCACAACGTGACACGACAGACGCAGGCGATTGGGTGAGCTACTGATGGCACAGACAGGAGACGACCAGGGCTCGCCGGGCGCCGCCGCGCAGATCGCCGACCATGCCAAGCTGAAGCGCCAGTATCTCGACTATCTCAGCATGAAGACGGAAGAGATTAAGGAGCAGCAGAACGCGCGCCGCTATTACCACGGCAGCCAATACACCAAAGAACAGATCAAGGTGCTGAACAAGCGCAAGCAGCCGGTGGTGACCTACAATCGCATCGGCCGCAAGATCAACTCGCTGGTGGGCCTCCTGGAGCGGCAGAAGCAGGATCCGCGCGCATTCCCACGCACTCCGAAGCATGAGCAGGGTGCAGAGGTTGCAACCGCCGTGCTGCGCTATGTCTGCGATGAACAGGATTGGCAGACCAAATCACTGACGTCGGGCCAGGATGGCGCAGTCGACGGGTTGGCTGGCGTCGAGATCATCCTTGAGCAAGGCGATCGTGGCGATC